AACGGTATCAAAAACGGTATCAAAACGGTATCCTGAAGGCACCACGTAGGTGCCGTAGAAGAGGGCACCTCGACCATGGGGGTGAACCATGCCTGCCGAGCTGCCTAGAGGTATCGTTATGCACCGAGGACTCTACCGCGTAAGGATCAGCGCGGGAGGGAAGCGCCACCTAGTGGGAGATTACACCGACCTTGCAGATGCTAAAGCCGCCCTCACTCGCGCGAAGGCTGACGCGGCGCGAGGTGTCGACAGGCCGCCCGAGGCTAAAAAAGCCAAGCTGCCCAGAGGCATAGAACTTTACCGGGGCGAGTATAGAGTCAGGATAAGCGTCAACGGTAAGCGCCATATGGTTGGAAGCTATCGCAGCCTCGCTGACGCTAAATCTGCCCTCACTCTCGCGAAGGCTGACGTGGTGCGAGGTGTCTACCAGTCCCCTGAAGAGCTGAAAGCCGAGCGGGAGGCCGAGAAAGCCCGTGAGGCCGCCATCTTGGCTGCGGCTAAAGCCCTCGAAGAAAAAGAACTCACCGTCTCCGCCTGGGTGGACAGGTGGTTAGGTCAGCTAATCGAGACCGGGCGAAGTGATGGCACGCTGAGGACCTACCGCTCTACTCTCTCGCGTCATATCCTCCCGGCCCTGGGTAAGAAGAGGCTCGGAGAGGTCTCCCAGGATGATGTAGACCGCCTGCTCCGCTCTCGTAAGACTCCAGCGGTGCGCACCAACGTTTCTCGCGTGCTGCGCTCCCTATATCTAGCAGCGGTGGACCAGGGCGAGGGTGGGCTGACCACTGTTCCCTTCCGGCTGCACGTGCCTAAACCACAGGTTGCACGCGGTCTCGACTCTTCCAAGGTGGCCACGCCAGAGCAGGTGCGCGCCCTGGCTGAAGCCTTGCCCGAGCAGCTCTCCCTGGCGGCCTACCTCGCGGCCATCATGTCCCTGCGCCTGGGCGAGGTGCTCGGCCTGCAGCGAGGCGACTTCGAGGGCCTCGACAACCCAGGGCTCGCGGTCCTCCACATTCGCAGGCAGTGGAACTCCAAGGCGTATGGCGGCGGGGCCTCCTACTCCGCGCCGAAGGCGGGCAGTGAGGGTGTGCTGGCGATTCCGGAGGAACTCGCGGCCCAGGTCCGCGACCACTTGGAGCACTGGGTGGGTAGAAAAAAGACCTCTCCGCTCTTCCCCTCGGTGCACAATCCAGATCGCCCGATGTCTCAGACACGGTTTGACGAAGAGTGGCGCGCGGCCCGTGTGAAGGCCGGTATGCCGTCTTTTAGGTTCCACGATTTGAGGCACACAGGGCTGACTCTCTACGCCCAGGCAGGGGCGACGCTCTCAGAGATCATGGCCAGGGGCCGCCACAAGCACCCAGAGGTGGCCGTCAGATATCAGCACGCCACACTGGAGCGAGACAGGGCTAACGCGGCTGTGCTCGGCGCGGCCTTCGGGTAAAAAAAAGAACAGCCCCACCCAGGTGCTTTACCCAGGTGGGGCTGCTTACTCACGGACGGTTTTTAAGCCGCTCAATCTCACGCCAGAGCCGCTCGTGCTCGTCATGGGCTTGGGAGTCAAGAGTCATGCGTTCGGAGCGGTCTTGACGCTGGGCGGCTTGGAGCTGGTCGAGGACTTGCCCGTGCGCCGTCAGTTCCTGCCCGAGCAGTTGCTGGGTTTGGGCGATGTGGTCGAGTTTCTCGCCGAGCTTGTCTATATCGTCGCGCAAGTTCGTGCCGTGGTTGTTAGTGGTCTGCTCTTTAGCGTCGTGGGCCAGTTCGCGGATCGAGTCGAGTTTTTTCTCAGTCTCGCGGTGGCTTTTCGACACTGCGCTAATCGCGCCGAACATACCACCGGCCACGCCACCACAGGCAGTTATAAGGCCGCCTATGGCGGTGATCCACAGCGGATCATGGAAGGGCAGGGCGCTACTTAGGAACGTTTGTACAAAGCTCACTCAGCGCCTTCTTCGTTGGAATGTCGAGCGGCGTAGTGTTCACCGCCCGGTGTTGCACGGCCTACCCAGTCGATCACGCCGAGGCTCTTCAAGACGGTGAAAGCCGTCGCGGCGGCGGCGATCACGACAGAGGCCTGGGAGGCGATCAGCTGCCAGGTCATCGGGTAGGCACCGGCCCACCAGACGATCAGGGAGAGGACTAGGCCTGCGACCAGTACTAGGACGCGGCGGCGGGCTGAGGTCCAGTATGGCTTATCCAGGGCCGCCTGGATGAGAGGCCACGCGAAGCCTACCAGTCCGCAGGTGATGAGTGGATCAAAGTTCAGTCCGAGCATGTTCAGATTCCTTCCCCTCGGTTCAGCTTTTCCTGCAGGGCGCGCGTTGTGGCCTCGCCCCAGTAACCATCGGCTTCTACGCCAAGGCGCTCTTGAAGAGCGCGGACCGTGGCCGGGCCGAGGATCCCGTCATCAGTCACGCCCAGGCGGCGCTGAAGCTCTGCGATCATGAGCGATCCATCGCCTCCGCTAGTCCACTGCCAGCCAGGCGCGCCATCTGAGGCGGGCACAAACTCGCGGTTTTCCGCGTACTGATCGGAGATTACGCCGTCCACAGGCGTGCCCAGGGCTGCCTGCAGCGCGGAGATAGTCGCAGGGCCAGGCACTCCGTCGACGGCCAGGCCGTGAGCCGGTTCTGCCGGGGCCTCGGCGCGGACCTCGGAGCGCGAGACGGTCGGTGCCGTGCCTCCCGTGAGTTCGTCGTAGAAGCGCTGGGCCTCTGCCATGTAGCGGTCGCGGTGGGTGGTCGCTAGCTGGCCAGGGCAGGCGGTAGAGCTGAAGTATTGGTGCGGGAAAACGTTCACACACCATGCCGGGCGGCCAAGGTTGTATCCCCAACAGAGGGCCGCTACCAGGCGCGCGCCAGCGATGACGGTTGCGTCTGAGATAGGCCAGCCTTCGTTTGGGCCTCCGCAGTTCGCGTGTTCAACGCCGATGGAGGATGAGTTCGCTTCCCATGATCCAGCGTGCCAGGCGGTATCCCAGTCATGGACCAGCTGGCCCACTGTGCCGTCCTCCGTGACCTGGTAGTGCGCCGAGGCCTCGCGAGACTGCCAGACGTTATAAATATCGTCGACCGAGAGACAGCCCGCGTTGTGGTGGATCACCACCTTGTCGATTTCGTGGCCGTCTCGGCCTTGGGAGAAATGACGGGTGAGAAAACGTTCAACATCCGCCCGTAGGTTCTGGTAGTCCATAAGGTTCTGCTCCTTTGTTGATGGTTTTAGAAAGGTGCTGAGATGTCGGAATGAACAGCGCCCGAAGGGTTGCGGATAGTAGAGTCCACCGAGTCAATGAGAAGGCCGCGATTCCCGCCCGCCTTCTCATATTCCTCAAATAAAGCCTTTAGCCGATCCGCAGAGGTTGCGAGGATCGCTCGGCGGTTGACCTCGCCCTCGACCATTCCGCGCAGCTTCCACAGGTCACTGTCGTTGAGAGCGGCTAAGTCGATGGAGTTTTGGGTAATCGAGTCGATAAAAGTCGCCATTAAGGCTCCTCCTAGTACTTAATGATGTAGTTCAGCGAAATGTAGGGTGGGAGGTTGTTGTGGGGCTGGTTGCCTCCCGTAGCTCCGGAAGCGATATCGGTAAAATCAAGATGGTCATGCTTCTTGGTGCTCAGCCAGCGTCCGCCGCCTGAGTTGTCACTGACATATAGCTGCTGCCCGCTTCGGACCTGCGTGTCCATGTACACGGTTTCGTTCATCGGGTGCTGGTGCGAAGGCATCTCCTGGATTGTCAGCGTGTGCTTCTCTTCACCGCCCTTGCCGCCGAGCGTCGCGAAAGTGCCCGAGTCTTTACCGACCGGGAAGCGCCCGCGCAGGTCTGGGACCTGGAAACTTTGGCCGTACCCGCCGTAGGTGGTACCGATTGCGTTGTACAAATCGCGGTAGGTCGAGATGGAATAGCTCTGCCCGTCGCAGAGCAGCCAGCCGTTCGGAGCGGTCTTGCCAGCGAAGGCGGTTACCGTACCGGGCGGGACAGCTCCGGCCGCTCCAGCTGGGCCGCGCTCACCGGTAGCTCCGCG